TCGATATCTGCCCATAGCCTCTGAACCTGAAACGCTATCAACAGATTCTTGATATTGAAGAACCTGCCCAATAGTCATAGTTGTGATTGGTCTAGATGGATGTAGTGCTCTATCAATTAATCCTGATATAGCGTTATACCCACCATCCTGATCTCCTTCAAATCTTCCAATAAGATTCAGGAGAGGAGTCAAACTACTTTGCATTGCTGCCGTTGCAGGAGCAGTTGATGCAAGAGTTTCTGTGGTGGATACTGTTTCACCAGAATGGTCAGGTGAAGATGCACCAGCACTACCACGAGATCCTGTGTCTTTATTTGTTTGTAGGTTAACACCTTTCTCAGGAGGCTCTGGAGCTTTAACGGGCTGTGCCTTGGTATCCATACCACCAGGTCTCGTGACATCCTGCGCGTCTCTAGCAGGGTCTGCACTGCCCTCAGCCATGCGAACAAAGTCGTCAATAAATGTTGTAGTACCACGAACCATCACATAACCATCAGAACTGACTCTTAACTCAGCATCTCCTTTGAGATCAAATGAGTCTGTACCTTGGAATCTTACGTCAGCACCTTTGATCTTAAAGTCTTCTGCTGAATCCATAGCAAATAATTTATCAGAATGCCAAAGCATTTCTTCCGACGCAGTACCAAATATTTTTGGTGCCTGAATACCGATACCTTGTCCGGCTTCTATCTGGGTTTCTTTCTTCGAAAGAAAAGACATGTAGCCAGCATTAGCTTCTACCTTTACCTGTCCTGCTCTCATCTGTAGATTTTCAGATCCATTGATAATTGTTTCAGGTCCGCCTACACCGAGATAATAATTACCATGTACAATTTGTTTTAGATCTCCTTGGATCTCTTCTACTTTATGGCCTTTTACGTAGACATGTGCATCACCATTAATTGTAACAGTACTTGCATTACCAACTAATACGTGCTGTTTTCTATCAATGACTTCATATTTGTCTGATGTTGATTTTTCTGTAACAGTACCACGAGAATCGATCTGTACATAAGAACCTTCCTTATGCCAGACAGTAATTCTTTCTGAGCCGGGAGTATCATCAAGCTCAATAGTATGCACACCACTTTCGATTACTTTATTATGCGGATATTCAGTATCATATGCTGGTGCGGGTTCATCCCATGTTTCGTCTGAATCTGCTACCTTAACATTTAAGGCTCTACCCATCTCCCATTCAACAAGATTTGTTTCGTGTAAATATTCACCACGGGCTAGTTTAGAAACGTCGTGTTGCCCGATACTTTCTGGCTCAGATCCTTTAGCAAGAAGGTGGGCGTCTTTTGGTGGAATAGTTCCCCAGCCATTTTTTTCTGGATCAATACCATCAAGATTCTGAGTTGGAATTGTACCAATAATCATAGGTTGCTGAGCATGTCTTCCGTCTAGGAATAAACCAAACACCCATTTATTTGTCTTTGCGCCGTGGAAAACGTTTGCGTCATAAGCACCTGAAACAAGAACAGCCCAAGGCAACTCATCGTCAGGTATATCTTTATTTGTTCCATGTATACCGAACGCACGTACCTGCACACGCCCTTCTTTACGAGGGTCGACTGTGTTTGCAATAACACCCACAAACCACAATGGGTCGCGTATTCCTATACCGTAATCAGGCATTTCCTTGATCCGTTCTACTATCAGTTGCAGACCAATCAAACTTTACCAGAAGAAGAGAAGTTGTAAGTTCTCCATGTTTCATCTGATGACTTGTGGTCTTAATCATATATTTACCACCAAGAGTATCATTTCTTTTTGAGTCAACATTCAACTGAGCAATATCTAATTGAATGATTTCACCAGGACGTAAATCCAATCTACCCTTAAGTGCAGCTTTTACTTGTACATTATTTAAGTGGTGATAATAAGAAACTCTGTTCTGCGTAATCGTAGGAACAAATCTTTCTGCTCTAATATTAGATTTAATATCACCAACGCTTTGGTAATCTTTATATACTACAAAATGTCTTGCATTTTCTTCAGTAAAAGTTTCATCTCTAAAAGCTTTTGTATGTGGCTGAGCATCAGGGCTGCTTTGACGGGCTTGGTTGCCGCTGAAGTCCATATAATCGGCGTCTTCATCATAATTAAAATTATAGTCTGTAACCTGTTTTCTTACAATATCAATCTCTGTTACTCTGCTTCTATAAGCTCCTGAAAAAATATCGGTGGCCGTATCCAAACCTTTATTTACAATTTGCAGTTGCTCAATTCTTTCGAGTTGAGCTAAAGGTCTATTTGGATCCATACTACCAACAGGACCGTAATATAAATGCTTAATTTTCCCAGCATTATGTTTATGAATAAAGAACTCGTCTGTTACCCAATAATAAGATTCGAGAGTCTCAAAGAATCTATATGTGCATGAAGGAACATTTGTATTGAATCCCATGCTTGCAAGTAAATTCATTGTGTAAGCTGGTGTATAACGTGGTACAGTTAAACCAGTTGCCGAAAAAGTATCCTGAAGATAAAACTTTCTTTGTCCAAAATCTTCTTCAACAATGGTAGATTCTGTAAGGTTGTATCTCTTCGCAGATCTCATTGTAAAATCTTGGCCATACAGTTGATCTATTTCAGTTTCACCGCCTACCTTTGCGTAATAAGTTTGAAATACTCTTTTTGCAATCTCGTGTATTTGCCCATTGTAGGCTTTGATTACTTTTCTCTTGTTGGCATTAAAAGTTTCTTTAGAAACAAAGTGCATTTTATATACAGCACCGTCTGTATTTTCCATAGGTGTAATGTCACTTACACGGATCACTCTTGTTTCTAAAACAACCTTATACGGCATATCAGAAGAAATAATTGTCATAAGCAATGTTTCTTCTGCGCGCAACGGCAAATTCTCAAGAAGACCAACCGTCTCCTCGATCTCTAAAAATCCCTGATACTGATGAGCTTCCATGCTCTGCGAAATCTCAAAGCCGGTAATAAACTGAGCAATGTCCTCTACGCGTTTGGGATCAAACTCGTTTACAATCTGGCAGGATACGACTTCGCATTGGGATAGATTACGTGACATCAGCTATTTCTTAGTTTTCTAATAAATTCTTGTTCTATGCGTGGCAAATATTCTCTATCGATTAAGAATATCTCTTTCTTATTTTCATTCAACGCATATTCTTCGTCATAAATCTTCCAAGGTTTCCACTCGTCTGGAATAATTCGTTTGATAATAATCTTACGACCTGTTTCAGTACGCAAGATAACGCGATCTTCTTTACGAAGATAAATCGTTCGGAAAGATTCTGGCGCTAGTTTGACAATTTCTACTGCCATCTACTATACCTCTTTGTAATAATATATAATATTCTCGTCATTATCTTCTTTAGTCCAGTCGATAATGTCCTCACCTGTGAGTCCCGATGCTTCACCATATTTGTCAATTAAGAATAAATTGAACTCGTGATTTGATTTAGGCCATTCGTGGTATGGATCTGTAATATTGTTAGCCATATAAACTAGCCATTCATAATCTACAGAGCCATAATACCACTCTGCAATATCCTGTGCTCTTTCGCCTTCCTTAATTGTATAAGGCATATAAAGAAGTGGATTGTTTGTAACTTCTTTTGTAAACGTATTGCGGCGAGTGATGTCTTTAACCTTAACACCTTCGTATTCAATAGTTGGAAATTTTTCAAAATATCTTGTCATGCCATTATCGTCCCATTATTGTTACCCTGATTTGTTTCAGCAGGAGGGGCTACTGACTCTGCAGTCGCAGGTGGAGGAGTAGCAATACCATAATCGTGTGCTGTCTCAACTTCAAGCTCTGATAACTGTATACCAAGTCCTACCGCTGCTGGTTTACCACCTCTCATAATCGATACGCCACCCGTGGGTCCATAATCAACAGTAATATTTTGAATCATAGCCGGTTTAAATTTCATAAAATGTTCACCATTTACACCAAGCAAATAAATGTTTACTGTAGATGGATATCTTAAAAATGCTGAATTGATTCCAAATAGATTTGCTGTTTGTGGTAAAGAGTGCTGTTTCAGGTGATAAACAATATTCTTAATTATATCTGAATCTCTTGTGTTATTTGGAAATAGCTCCCAGTTAAACTGGTGCTGTCTTAGGTTCACACCTTCAAATGTAAGGGTTTCACGGGGGTTCAGAACCTGTCCAGTAGCATTGTTTACTGCACGGGCATAGTCACCCGGCAATGCTTTTCTTAATAGGTACTGAGCACCAGTTACGACGTCAGCAATATCTGTACCCAGAACATTTTTAAGTGCACCTTGAAGCTGAGCCATTGCGCCACCACCACCCGACGTGCCACCACCTCCAAGCATACTTCCAACCGCAGCGCCCATACCTTGTAGAATTTTTGGAAGATCTCCAATAGTTTGGCCATTACCACCAGATTGAATATAGTTGTTTACTCTTGTAGCAATTTGCTCTACAAAAGGATCTCTCTCAAAGTTATTTACTCTGAGGCTCGTTTGGTCTGTAAGCTGCTTTGGAAAAGGTAACTCGATTGATGTTGTAGTTCTAAGTGTTGCCGCAACAGTTCTACCAAACTGATCTTCCGGCGCTTCAAGAAGTCCACGTGCGGTTCCCACAGAATCTCCGTCTCCAAATAAAGATTTGAAGTCGTATTGTTTGAACACCATAAGTATCCTGTGCGGGTGACCTTCAGAAGGAAAGCTAAAAAATTTTGGAGCTTTATCTTCTTCTTTTTTAGTTCTTAGTATTTCCGGTGGGGTAAATTTTTTACCGATTGCGCCGATCATTAAACTGCCGCCTTTTTATATAAATAGGTTATTATGATCTATTTATACTGAGAAATGAGGCGGCACGTGGCGTATGGTGGAAGGTTTAGACCAAAGAACCCCGTAAAATATAAAGGTGATCCAACAAAAATTTATTATAGATCAATGTGGGAGTTCAAATTCTTTCGTTATGTGGATGAACACCCGCATGTTTTATGGTGGGCTAGTGAGGAATATGTAATTCCATACTATTCACCAATTGACGGTAAGAGGCATCGGTATTTTCCTGATGTTGTTGTTTGTAAAAAAGGACCGGATGGATCTCAATCTACTATGATGATTGAGATCAAACCAAAAGGACAAACAAGACCGCCGGATAGATCTAAAATGAAAACAGCTAAGGGCAACTTATCAAGGCGATATATTAACGAGGTGAAAACATACGGTATCAATGAAGCAAAGTGGAAAGCAGCTCGAGCATGGTGTGCACAACGTGGATGGACATTCCACATATATACTGAGGACCAATTAGGAATCAAATAATGGCTGAGATATTTAGCAATATTCTATCACAAGGTATTAGAGCGGGTCAGATGCCTGCTCGTACAGCACAGGCTCGTGAATGGTATAGAGACCAAGCGAAAGAAGTTACTCGGTCATCTCGAAATAGAACTCGCGCAGATCAATTGATACGAGAGATTCGTAGAGATGGCGATAGACCACAGCGCAGTCAATTTAGACTAGGCGACATGTATCTTTTCACCTATGATCCAAAGCATAAAGACAAGCTTCCGTACTACGATAGGTTTCCTCTTATTTTTCCAATAAATAAAGCTAAGGGTGGATTTCTAGGTATTAATATGCACTACCTACCGCCAGTATTAAGAGCAAAGTTAATGGATCAGTTGTATACTGTTACGACAAATAAACGTTTTGATGAGACTACAAGATTGAGATTGTCATATGATATTTTGAACGGTGCGGCTAAGTTTAGAGAGTTTAAGCCGACAATCAAACATTATCTCAATGCTCATGTGAGAACAAAGCCAGCTTACATTTATCCAAGTGAGTGGGATGTTGCATTGTTCTTACCAACA